TTCACGTTTAAACCGTGCTTTTTCACTAGCTGTCATTTCTCCAGTAGTCTTAGGTGTCTTACTTGATACACGTTTACTGGGTCTACAAGCTGGATAACCTCGTTTTTCGCCTTTTTGACGACCACAAGGTTTACCTGTCTTTACATCAACCCAATTTTCTTTGAACCATCGGGTAAGACCACCGCTACTTCTTGCCACTTTTTTTAGTTCCCCTGCGATAAGTACCACCACGCTTTTTGTACTCTCGTACAAGCCACGCGTTAGCGTAAGCAGAAGGATAAACAGCAAATTTGCGTTTAGCTTCCGCTTTTACTCTAGAGTATAACGCTTTATTTACAGGAACATTCGCCACGTTTTTTACCTCCCTTCTTTTTCTTCTTCTTTTTCTTAGT